AGGCTGCCGCAAGACTCAGAGCTACAGAATATAATAGATGAGATAGCACAGTTAATCGACAGCACCATCTACAAGCTGAAATTCCTAGCATGATACGCATGGTCAAGACACATAACGGCTATCAGATTCATGAGATAGTCTGCGATGGAACAGGAGCGCCAGTAAGTAGCTTCCCGGCAATCATTCAAGGTATGACAAGGCTTGACGCTCTAAAGTATATGGAAGATGTAATAGAAGCGGCAAAGCTACCAGCAATTAGACTGAACGAAAAGTGAGATAAATGATGGTGATTAAAAAACCAAATAAAACGGGTAGAAAGGCTGGCCCCGGTAGACCAAAGGGATGCGCTAACAAGTCTACAAGCAATGCTAGAGAGGCTATCGCTCGATTTGTGGATGGTAATGCTCATCGAGTGCAGATATGGCTAGACGCTATCGCTGAGAGCGAGGGGCCACTCAAGGCGTTTCAGTGCTATACCGATATGATTGAATATCATGTGCCAAAGCTCTCACGGACAGAACTCACAGGCAAGAATGATGGGCCAGTAGACATTCGGATAACATGGAAAGCACCGAAATAGAGATGGACTACCAGCCTCGGCTGGCTTTCATGCCGTTTCACAATCGCACCCAGCGATGGGCCTGTCTAGTAGCTCATCGACGTGCAGGGAAAACAGTCGCAGCAGCCAACGATTTGATACGAGCAGCGGCAGAATGCCAGAGTCCTTGGCCTCACTTTGCCTACGTCACGCCCTATCGATCACAGGGTAAATCTGTAGCTTGGCAATACTTAAAGCACTACGCTCGTCCTATTATGAAATCAGCTAACGAGGCTGAATTATTTATTACTTTGCTGAATGGAGCAAAGATAAGCATATTTGGCGCTGATAATGCAGATGCAATGCGCGGATTGGGGTTCGATGGCTGTTTCCTAGATGAGTACGGTGATTTTCGTCCAAGCGTCTGGGGGTCGGTCATACGCCCTGCGCTGTCCGACCGTCAAGGCTGGTGTGTATTTGCTGGCACGCCAAAGGGTAAAAACCAGTTCTGGGATATCTACAACACGGCTCAGAGAATACCTAGTGAGTGGTTTTGCATGGCACTCAAGGCGTCTGACAGTAAGCTACTGCCCGAGGGTGAGCTGAATGCAGCCAAAGCGCAGCTATCAGAAGATCAATACCTACAAGAGATGGAATGTAGCTTTGAGGCAAGCATTTTAGGAGCGTACTACGGTACAGAGATGCGAGAGGCTACAGAGCAAGGCCGCGTCACGCGGGTGCATTACGACAATAACGTGCCTGTTCACACTGCTTGGGACTTAGGATATCGGGATGATACGGCTGTCTGGTTTTATCAGGTAATCAGAGATGAAGTACATTTAATAGACTTTTACGCCGTTTCTGGTGCAAATATTGATGAAATTGCTGCAAATATCCTGTCAAGGCCGTATAATTTCGGTAAGCACCATTTACCGCATGACGCACGAGCTAAGACGTTGGCGGCTGCTGGTAAGTCAGTAATCGAGCAACTGGCGGCGCATTTCGGCATAAATAGCCTAGCTATCGTGCCTGACCTGTCAGTACAAGACGGTATACAGGCTGTAAGAAAGATGCTACCGCAGTGCTGGTTTGATGCAGATAAGTGCAGTGAAGGTATTGAGGCTTTACGTCAGTACCAAAGAGAGTACGATGAGGACAAGAAGGCGTTTCGGCAGACACCAAGACATGACTGGTGTTCTCATCCTAGTGACGCCGCGAGAATGTTAGCAATAGCATGGCGGTCAGAGCCGCGAGTCAGACAGCCTGATGCAGCTAAACCGCTGATGGTAGGAGAGCAAAACACAGCAACACTTAACGATGTGTGGGCGCAAGCAAATCAACCAAAGAGAGGCAGAATATGAGCATACAATCACCCTATAGATACCAATACGAACACGTTGCAGCAAGTCAAACAGCACAAGTTTTAGGCGGCACAGGTGCAATCGGTGACTACATCCACAGACTAATATGCACAGTCACTACCGCCGCGACAGGCAACGTAGTTCTGGTAGATGGAACAGGAGTAGGCATACTGACCCATACAATTCTCCCAGCATCGCCCGGCACAGGTATCAATGTATACAATATCGAGATCAACGCTGCATCTACTACTGGCGCATGGAAGATTACGACAGGAGCAGGTGTTGAGGTTTTTGCTGTAGGTATATTCTCAGCATAATGCCTAGTCCTAAAGAACTAGCTGCTGGTCTGAAGGCTATGACTGACAAAAAAGAAGCCTTATTTCAGTCTGGCATTCGTGCTACTCCGTGGTTTACTGAGTTTGTAGACACACATGGAGAAGAACCAAATCTTTCAACTAGCGCAGATTACAATTATCGTAAGGCTTGGGATGCTGGTCTAAGGCCAGCACCTAACGAATATGATAATAATAGGCATCATTGGCCCTCTTCACTACCTAATGGAGAGATGTTAAAAGAGCAAGGTCATCCGACTCTATGGAAAGAGCATTACATGAGAGCTACGGGAACAGACCCCGACTCTGTTGGAGCTACAGAACGGGATTATTTAAAGCTATATGCCAAGCCCTAAAGAACTAGCTAAAGCTCTTGCGTATCGGGGAGAGATTAGGAATACGCCACAGAATAGTTTTCTAGGTGGTGTAGCTAACTTTCTTGCTCCTGTATCGGAGTTTGCAGACCAGTACAAAATATCAGACAGGATACCTTTTCTTGGCGGTATGAGTGCTGCTGACCTGACCGGGCTGAAGGGAGCGCAAAGCCTTGTAAATGACATGAGCTATGGCACACCACCTATCAGAGGCGCGTCACTACAGACAGCTAAGGTAGACCCTAGAGTGCTTGACCTTGCTGGCGTGTCTGGCGCAATGATGCCTGTCGGCAAGGCGTTAGGTAAGGCTGCACTGAGAGAGGGCGCTAGACAGATCGAGACTGGCACTGGTATTGGTAGGGCTGTAGTTGACCCTAGATCACCAATAACAACTTGGCACGGCTCACCTCATACGTTCCCACCAACAGCTAATAATCCGTTAGGTGAGTTTTCCAATGAGAATATTGGGAGTGGTTTAGGAGGGCAAGGTTATGGCAGAGGTCATTATGTTGCAGAAGCGCCAACAGTGGGTGAAGGTTATCGTAATGCTGGAGCAAATTCTCCCGAAATAACGTACATGGGAGAAACTTACAAAGCATCGTCACCACAGGGTGACTTACTGCGTGAAGTGCATCAAATGGGTAAGATGAATGCTATTAGAAAATATCCAGATCAAACTGACTTTATCAGAGGCGTTAAAGTAAATGATATTAAATTTACTGGCGGCAATCTCTACAAAGTAGACCTACCAGACGAACACGTTGCAAAGATGTTGGAATGGGACAAGCCTATAAACGAGCAATCTCCGTATGTATTAGAAGCGTTAAATAAGGCGGGTATAAATACTGAATCCTCGTCAATTGCTGGCCCTATGGCTATAGGACAAGAGTCTCATTTAGCAAAACACGGCATTACAGGAATACGTTACCCAGACAATCCCAGTATAGGAACTAAAGAAGGTACATCTAATTTCGTAGTATTTGACCCTAAGCACATGAACATTCTTGAGCGCAATGGTGTAGGCGGTGCAATGATGCAGCGACCTAAGACAGAGTTAAACTCATTGAATCCAACGGGCGGGCTATTCGTTGACTACACCCCTAATTTAAGAGCTACTCAGCCTCTTGGAAATAGAATGACAACTTTGGATAAAACAATGGGTGGAAGTCCTGAAGATATGATAACCATTTATCGCGGCGCTCCAAAAAACCAAAAAGGTATTGTTGCTGGCGATTTTGTAACTGATATGCCAGAACTTGCAAAATCATATGCAGGTGAGGGTAATATATTAAAGATGAATGTTAGACGCGGTGATGTTTTAGATGATATTACTGAGCCATTGGGTAACGAGTATATTTACAGGCCAAAGACAGCCGTTAAACAGGACAGAAAATGACCGAAACTCCAATCGAGAAGTATCTTAACGTAATTGGCGCATACGACAACGAGTACAAGAAGTGGGAGGCTCGTGCTGCAAAGATCGTTAAACGCTACAGAGATGACAATCGCAGCCAGAACTCTAACGAGACTGCAAAGTTTAATATTCTCTGGTCAAACGTACAGACATTAGTACCAGCAGTCTATTCCAAATTACCTATGGCTGACGTATCACGCCGCTTTGGAGACAATGACCAAGTAGGTCGTGTAGCCTCACAGATCATTCAGAGGGCCATTGACTACGAGATTGAGCATTATCCAGACTTCAGAGCGACTATGAAGAATGCGGTACAAGATCGCTTTCTTGGTGGTCGCGGTGTTGCATGGGTACGCTACGAGCCGCATCTAATTGAGCGTGATATGCCGGAGGACGGGCTACAGGTCACTGAGGACGCTGATGAGGTAGAGAACGATACAGCAGAGACTTATGAAGAGATCGAGTACGAATGCGCTCCTACAGACTACGTTCAC